GGGAGATGATGTGGTGCGGGTAGCCTGACAAACTCTGCACAGTAGTAAACTCGGCAGCATTGCTCATCACGGCTCCATCGGGGCACCACGCGGCGATCAAGGCACCATAAGCAAAAGAGTTGGCCGCAAGCTGTATGCGAACTCGAATACCTGCTCTAAAGAATCGAAAATCTGAAATTCTGCCTCTAATATAAGGTTGAGTGAAAAGAGCTTCAGGAAAGTCATAGGTTGCTAGTATGGTTTCTCTAGCTTGAGCCGTGGTCACTGCAAATTGACCTATAGGGTACTCTCTGTTAAGAGTGTCATCTACGGTAAACTTCCCAAGAGTGAAGTCTTTGTGTAACGACGAATAAGGAGTAGGCATGGTGTACATATCAGACGGTGCTGAATCGTGATAGTCACCAAGTTCCACGATTTGAGTGGATGGGGGGTCCATAACCGCTTTATCAGAGCGGGTGTTTTCTGTGTTGTTTACAGGAAATTAAGTGTAATTAATGCGTATTAACCTCGCCAGTTAGCAAATACTTTATTAGGTCTAGCCAAAACCTAATACGTGGTGTCATTGACATTGCTATAATGGGGTCCAAATCCCGTTATAGAGTTGTCAGTATACATACCAAACATGATCTCATCGTATGTTGGTATTAATACTCGTTCTATGAGAGAGGGTAACTTCTCGCGTATGATGTGCTGGATATCGTGAACGTAACTATCGAAAACATCTCTACCATGGTGCGATAACTCATAACAAAAGCATGGAGTGACAGCCAAGACAAACTCTTCATCCGACATATTCTTGTTACGAAAGTAAAACATTTCTTCGATAGTGGTGAGGCCAAGTGGGGCCTTTATTATCAAGCCATGTCTGGGGTCATGATCAATCTTGAATGATCTAGACAGGAACATGACATCATCTATCTGGTAAAGCTCATCAGTTCCATCCTTGGTAAAGTTGGTATACTCCATACCGAACCTACGAAGGAAATGGGGAGATAAATCTGATGCTTTCAGGTTAGGAAGGATAGTATTGATTAAATTATCATCCCCATTGCAGCGTATAGAAAATTGTGATGAGCGAAGACCAAAATTTACTTCTAATATCATGTGACCCATCATCCATGCGCAGTCTGAATCTGCGTGAACGGTCCCTGGAAAACCTGAAGGCAGACCATTGAGGCATATATAAATATGGACTCCCGATA